ACCTATAACTTTGCGCCTAGTAACGGTGAGTTGGTTCTATCCGCTTACGAGCGGATACAGATCCGTGCGCCTGAGATTCGCCAGGAACATATGTTCACTGCGCGCCGCGAATTGAACTACATGTTCAGTTCGTGGTCGAACATGACGCCGAACCTCTGGGAGGTGATCCGGACCCAGACGACGCTGGTCAAAGGCACTGCTACCTACAGCATTCCGCCGCAGTTCATTATGATCTTGGACGCCTCGATCGTCCTGAATTTCGGGCTGGCAAATGAATCGCGCCGTTACATAACGCCGATCAGCCGTACCGAATATCTGAGCTTCTCCAATCAACAGGTTCTCGGTCCGCCGACCGTGTTCTGGTTTGACCGGCTGATCTCGCCGACCGTTACGTTCTGGCCAGTGCCGGATCAGAATTCGACCTACACCTTCGATTGGTACGGCTGCACACAGCAGTTCGACGCCAACCTTGCCGGTGGCGAAACGCCGGATATCCCGTATCGCTGGATCGATGCTTTAGTTGCCGGCTTGGCGCATCGATTAAGTCGCGTCTACGCACCACAACTTGAACAGCAACGCAGCGCTGATGCTGATAAGGCATGGGAAGCCGCGGCGGCTCAGGACACTGAGAACGTTGGGTTCATGCTGGCACCGGGCCTCGCGCAGTATTACCGGAGGTAAATCATGCGACCTCACCCTAGACGTACTGTTACTAACCCGCGCAATCCTCGAGCGTGGGGAACGTGCGATCGATCAGGATTTATCACGAACCATGAGAAGCTGTGCTGGCAGTTCGACTGGCGCGGTACGCACATCGAGAACCTTCACATCTTGGTTTGTGCGGACATGCTGGATGAGCCGCAGCGTCAGCTCGGGGTGCTGATCCTGCCGCCAGATCCGGAACCGATCATGAATGCGCGCCCTGAACCATATGCGATGGAGGAAATGACCACGCGCGTGGAGATGGATAAGGTCACCGATCGCACGCAGATGGATACGACGCAGCGCGAGGAAAGCAATCTGCAAGGTACGCGCACTGTCGTACCTCCGGTGTAAGCTATGGTTGCAACTCCCGGCACTATCCCGGCAATGACGCCGTATCAACCCGGCGCATTGCCGTGGTCCGGTCAAGAAGTCATAGAGATCGCATCCAGTAATAATGCGACCGTGGCCGTCACTGGCTATGTGCCGCTGACTGATGTTCTCGGCAAAGGCATCAGCCAATTGCCGTTGGTTGTGCCGACAACTGCCGATCGGGTGGCGATCTTCCAAGCATCTACTGGTCTGCCAAAGTCCGCTACCTTTGGCAGTATCTCAGTGCCGGCTGGCAATGTGAACACAGGTGGTGGCACTGGTACGCTCTATGTCAAGAATTCAGCGACGAACTTTGACGCAAGCTTTACGACGACGCTGCCGTGTAACGGAACACCGACCGGAATTCCGAATCTGCCGAACGGCACTACTGGTCACGCACCAATGGTGTTCGATACTGCGAATAACAAGCTCTGGTTTTACAACGAGGCGTGGAAGGGCGCGACGTTTAGCTAATGCCGTACAACTATACCGCTTATGTGAATTCGATCGGGGCGCTCGCGGTGGTGACGACGACTGATGTGAATTTCCAAAACATGCTTCCGAATGCCATTGACTATGGCGAACAGCGTATCTTTCGTGATCTGAACCTAATCGCAAACCGAGTGAGGGATCAGACTGGAGCCTTTACGGCTAATAGCCGGACGTTAGCGCTGCCTAGCTCGGCAGGAACGTTTGTTCAGATCCAGGCTGTCAACGTGGTCACGCCGTTTACAGCGACAGTGCTGACAGGCACGCGCAATTCGCTGATCCCGGCAGCGCTGCGAACTATCGATTTCCTTTATCCGCTTGAGACCACGTCAGGCACATCGGTCCCGTATCTCTACGCGCATTTCAATCAGACCACGCTCATTGTTGGTCCTTCGCCGGATCAGAATTATCCCGTCGAGGTGATCGGCACTATCCGGCCGCTACCGTTGTCCGCCAGCAATGGGACAACGTTTCTCTCGCAGTATCTGCCTGATCTGTTCATAGCGGCCTCGATGATCTTCGTATCTGGTTATCTCCAGAATTTCGGCCAGCAATCCGACAATCCGCAGATGGCGCAAAGCTGGGAGAAGCAATACGAAAGCTTGCTGGAGAGTGCCGGGAAGGAAGAGGTCAGGAAGAAATTCGATATGGCCTATTCCGGAATTAGGACGGCCACGCCGGCCGCTGGTGGCCCAGTATGATGACGTACAGCGATTTGGTTCTGCGCTTTGTCGAGCTAGGCGGGACGATCCAAGCCGATATTAATTTGCCGATTGCTATTCCGGCAGCGATCGATGCTGCCGAGAACCGTTGCTATCGCGATCTCGATCTGCTTGCCACCGTTGTTGCCGATATTAGTGGGACCTTTACTGCCGGTAATAGTTTGCAGGCTTTACCTTCAGGTTCCGGCACGATGGTCGTACTTGATCAGCTTATTGCTTACACCACTGGAACCACTGTTAATCTTTTACCTGTTTCTCTTGCGTATTTGTATGCCACGGGAAGCCAGCCCAACGCGATCCCGCAATACTTTGCGATGAGAGATCAGTTCAGCGTGACTGTCTCGCCCACTCCGGATCAGGACTACGGCATGCTTGCTTACGGCACGGTTCGACCGGCGCCACTCGGATCGTCCAATATCACTACGCTATTGACCACATATTTTCCCGACATGTTTACAGCCGCGGCGATGTCATTTGCTTTGCAAAGTCAAACGGCCAGCCCGCTCGTCAGTCAGCAAGCGCAGCAATGGGAAACGAATTATCAGACCTTGCTGAAATCTGCATTAGTCGAGGAGAACCGCAAGAAATTCTATGCCGAGGGGTGGTCAAGCAAGCAACCTTCACCGATTGTAACGCCACCGAGGACATAAATGCCGTGGGGTTCGGTTAGACTGATCCCTGGAGTTAACGTCGAGCGCACGCCAACGCTGAACGAAGCAGGCGTGTCGTCGTCGCAGCTCATCCGTTACCGCGACGGATTGATCCAGAAGTTCGGTGGCTGGTCGTCGTATCTTAGCACGACGACACTCGGTGTTCCGCGAGCGTTGCATGCTTGGGAAGACCTGAACGGTAGCACTTGGTTAGCAGTCGGCACGCCATCACAGTTAGCAATCATTCCGAATGGTACGACGATCATTGATATCACGCCGCAAGTTTTCACATCGTCGTCAATTGCAACGTCTACGTTTATCATTAATTGGGAGATTGGTGGCCAAACAGTTCAATTTTTAGATTCAGCTATTAAGCCCAGCTATACGGCGGCTGGTCCCAGTATTGTCAGTTCGATTACTCCGAATATCGATGCGATCTATTTTAACACGCCAGTCGGTCTTCAGACTGCGGTGTTGAATGAGTACTTCAGTGGATTTTTTACGTCCGGCGTTCAAGTGCCTGGAGCCGGGACGACAGCATTTTCGGTGGGTTTAAGCATACCGCAAGGTCTTGGCAATGGGAGTGCAGCTACTTTTCTACCCCAGTTTACTACGCTTGCGGGGAGTGCCTATGTTCAGGTCAGTCGTGTTCTGGTTGGTGCGGCTCATTTACAACAAGGGAGTGTTATCAATTTTGATATTCCGACTACTGCTAACGGTGTGACAATTTCTGGAGCTTATGTAGTCCAAACACCCACTACAGGAAGCAGCTTTTATATTTTAGCCAGCCAAATTGCCACTGGTTCAGGCACTTTTTCAATGAACAGCGGCAACGTTTCTTTAACATACTATCTTGCGGTTGGTGTTTCTCCAGGCAATGAAATGACTGGGACCAAACTGTCAGCGGCTGATTGGTCACTGGCGAATTGGGGAGAGATATTACTTGCGTGTCCAAGCAACGGCCCGATATTCCAATGGTTTGCCGGCAATGAAACCTTGACGGCTAATCCGGTTGGCACGGCACCAGCAAAAAACGGTGGCATTTTCGTTTCAAATGCGCAGCAAGTTTTGATCTGCTGGGCTTCGTCTGGATCGCCGAACCAAACTGGAAGTGCCTTTGGGGTGATACAAAATCCGTTGCAAGTGGCGTGGTCGAATGTTGGTGACTACACCACATTCGGCGCGTCTTCGACCAATCAAGCCGGATCATTTGTGATCCCATCTGGCAGCACTTGCCGTGGCGGCATGTCGGTGGCGTCACAGAATATCATTTGGACTGACATCGATTGTTGGGCCATGAATTATCTTGGCTTCCCGTTGGTTTACGGTTTCTCCAAGATCGGTGCAGGAGCTGGCTTGATCGCACAGCATGCTACAATGCTGTTACGAGGTGTGGTCTATTGGATGGGGCCAAGCAATTTCTTTCGTCTTACCGGCAATGGTGTCGAAGTCATTCCGTGTCCGGTCTGGGACTTTGTATTTCAAAATATGAATACGGCGCACGTTGCTAATATTCGCGCCATGCCAAACACGCCTTTTAATGAGGTGGGTTGGTTATTTCCGTCTGCCGCGTCGTCTGGTGAATGCGACAGCTATGTCAAATTCAATGTGACTGAACAAGGCGAGCCTTGGGATTATGGCACGATTAGCCGGTCCGCCTGGATCGATCAAAGCGTGCTAGGCAATCCGATATCTGCCGATCTTAACGGTAATCTATGGGTGCAAGAAACCGGCAACAATGCTGGTGGTTCGGCGATGACGTCGTCATTCACGACTTCATACTTTATGATCCAAGATGGTGAAGACTTTGCTTTCGTAGATTTTGTTGTGCCGGATATGATTTGGGGAACATATTCCGGACCGAAGACCGCCAACGTTCAGTTGACTTTTAACATTGTGGATTATCCAGGCGATGCGCCACGAACCTTTGGTCCGTTCACCGTAACTCAGGGACAGGAATTTATCACACCGCGGATGCGCGGTCGGCAAATGTCAATCACCGTTACGTCTAACGATAGCGGTTCGTTCTGGAGGCTCGGCCGCATCCGCTATCGGTTCGCGCAGTCGGGACGACGCTAATGCCAGCCTCATTAGATGACATCCTGACTGCCATCAAAGGCGCGACACAGAACTTGTCGAACCTGACGATCGCATTCGGCTCACCCGGTCGTACCTCGCAATCGTTTACGACCTCGCCAGTCGCGAGCTACTTTAATTCAATCGCTAGCGCGGCTTTTGGAACTCAACCGTTTCAGGTCGTGGCGTTTAACGCCAATCGACGCGCCATATCGTTTCATAGTTGTGATCCGATGGGGAACACGACGATGTGGCTGACGACCAATACAACTTTTGCCGGTGCTGGAGTTCCGCAAGGCATCGCCTTGGTGCCAGGAATGAACTGGGTTATTGATGCGAACAGCGGATCGAACGCAGCTTGGTTTGCGATAGCGGGGAGTGGAACAACCAACAAGCTATTAGTGCTGGAGTACGTCTGATGTGGAAAGTGGTGGTAGCGGCGTTGTTCCTATTCCTGACGTTGGGCCATCCGGCGAAGGCGCAAAACCTGTTCGTCCCTAATCCGCCGTGTCCGAATAACACACAGCAGATCGCCAATACGAATTGGGTAAATACTTGCGCGATCCAGACCATCTTGGCTTCGGGCGGCTATATTAACCCGAAGAACCCCCCGTATAATGCTGCCTGCGATGGTGTGACTGATGACACAGTTGCAATCCAGAACGCTGGTAACGCCGCTATCGCGGCTGGTCTGGCATTATTTATTCCGCCATCTACCGGCGGCTGCATCATCTCGCAGAATGCTAGCAATAACTGGTCTCTGAAATTCACATCGCCAATCGTCATTGTCGGGTTTCCCGGTTATTCAATTCTGTTTCCAAAGTCTGGGACCAGTACCAGCGTAAACATGATTTATTTTGTTGGTACTAGCGGTGGTGCGCAACGCACGATCGTAGATGGCATCATGATCGCTAATCCTTCAACAGGGACTTACGACGGTGGCAACGCACTGTTCTTTGATACAACAACCGTTGGCAATCTGTTTCTTCGTCCGCAGATAAGCCGAAACTATTTTGGTACACCTAATAGCGGCGGCGGCTGGTCAATCCAAGCTAACAACAATACTGGCAATACTAACGGTGGCTTTGCTTATGGTAATATTTTTGAAAATCTTATTGGTGCTGGCGCCGATTTCGAATCGTCCGGCGACAGCATCCGGATGGAACACAATGTCATCACCCATATCGGATCGAACACCAGCGTCAATCCCGGCGCACAGGTCAACCTAATTACTAATGCTGGCAATTTTCAGTATGTCGGTAACAACTGCGGTATTGATCAACGCTGCATTTATGTCGAGTGTTCGGCAACATTCGATATCAGCGGCAATGAGCTTGAGAACAATAACAACTCCATCAGTGTCTCCAATGTAAGCCTTGATGCCAATGTCTGTGCTTTGGCTGGAGGCACCGTAACCAATAACGAGATCACGGTATTAGGCGGCAGCACTAACCATCCAGTGCCGATCTATCTAGGCGGCAGTCCTACCAGCGGTATTGTTGTCGATGGCAATCGTATCGCAACGTTTGTCGGCTACACTGCAATTCTGATTGGAGGTAACGCAAGTAATACTCATATTGGTTGCAATAATTATTTTGTGTCTGTTAGCGGTCTGTCCACCATAACTGACAATTCAACTACAACCATCTATTGCAGAGCGCATTATTATGTTGGTCATAGTGTCCACTCGGCAACTTGCGCGACCAATACAACGTGCTGGTTCTTGAACGATATTCAAACGTCAGGCGATGTTTTTGTTTACAACCGCACACCACTTGCCGGATTGTTTAAAGGGATGCGGGTGTTTACTGGCAACGGTGCCCCCGGCGCCGCTCAGACCTACACAGTGACATTCCGCAAGAATTCAGCCAATACCGGAATAACCTGTACGATTTCTGGCAACGCTTCTAATAGTTGCAATGACACGTCGCATACAGTGACATCGTCGCAAGATGATCAATGGAACTTTTCTATCGTGACTTCTAACGGCGCAGCGGTGGCTCAAGATATTCAGTGGGTCATCGAGTTTGACCCGTACACACAGTGATCAGTGAGTGAATGTCATGCCAGCCTCTCAAGTGATGCACGAATTCAAGCACGGCAAGCTGCATAGCGGCAGCAAGAAGGGTCCGATCGTCAAAAATCGTAAGCAGGCGATTGCGATTATGCTGTCGGAGAAGCGCAAAGGTTATCAGTTCGGTGGCGCGCCTAACATGTTCGGTCAGAATAATGCGTTCGCCCCGAATATGTTTAGCTCCTCGCCCGTCACGCCTGCGATGCAGCCCGCTTCGCCCGCTACAACGATGGGGCCGCCAATGGGCGGCGGTTTTGGTTCGATGGGGGCGGGCCAAGGTCTTGGCATGGGTCAGTCACCGCAATTGCCGAACACTGCTGGTTTGCATCCCGATGCGACAGGCGGCTCGAGTTACGGTAATCGTGAGGCTCAGCCGGGACAGCAGCAATCGAATCAACTGCCGACTTGGATGCAAGGTGCTACTGGATTGCCTGCCAATTTTCAGCAGCAACTAAGCTCGGCAATATCTGGCGGGGTCGGTTCGCCTGCGTGGCAAAGCCTGATGAACTTAGTCCCGCATCCTCAGCAAGATGACCAAGACAGGGGTAGGGAAGGCAGGGGTCGAGATGACGATGACGATCGACAACAGCAACAGCCGCGCACACCTCCGCCGACTTACTGGCCCGGTAACTGGGGTGCGGTCGGTGGTGTTCCAGCCGGCGGTCCTGGCACCGTAGCGGCCAAGCAGGCCGGCGGCGGGCTGCCATCGGCTGGCGCGTATCTAGAGCGTCAGGACTTCCGCCAGGACATGCGGAACATGACGCATACCGGGCCGATCATGTCCACGGTTGCCGGCCGCACAGATCACCATGCCATCAATGTGCCGTCTGGCAGCTACGTTCTGCCGGCCGCGCACGTCAGTGCCATAGGTCAAGGCAATACGCTTAGCGGCATGAAAGTCTTGGGCCGCATGTTCGGCAGTGCGCCATATGGCATGGGTGGTGGCAGCCGGGTCGCACACGGTCCTGGCGCCCCGAAAATCGGATTCGCGCGGCCACCGAAGCCTGTTGGTGGTTTCCAGGCTGGGGGAATGCCGGGTGATGTCAGTGTCGATGATGGCGGCAATATCCAACTAGCCGGTGATGTGGTCTACGGACCGGGTCGATGGGGATTAGAACCGCGGCCGACACCAAGCGATCGATCTCTCGGCGAGATGTTCATGGAGATGTCGCCGGCTCGACGCAAGGAATACGGATTGCCTGAACATCCGCCGCAGCCGATTCAGATGACGCCGAGAACCAGTGGGTTGGATGTTTCGGATTATGATTCTGATCTGTCGTCCACTGGCGGATCGCGCCACAGTATGACCGGCAGGCCTGTGCCGATCATGGCGGCCGGCGGCGAATATGTTCTGTCACCGCAGCAAGTCATGCGTGTTGGCAATGGAGATCTCAATCGCGGTCACCGCATTCTCGATGAGTGGGTGAAGATGACCCACAAGAAATACGCCAAGACAATCGCTAACCTCCCGCCACCGGCAAAGACATGACAGTTCGATACGCCACACGCCACGATGAACAACAGCTAATGGACTTGTGCCATGCGCTGCATCAAGACAATGGTTTGTTCTCGATGGATGAAAGTTTGGTACGCGAGATGCTGTACCGTGCTTTCGATCGTAAAGGAAGTGTTATTGGGGTGATCGATGGTGACAGTGAAATCGCTGGTGCGATTTACATGTTGCTTAGTCACTACTGGTATACGACGCAGACACACCTCGAAGAGCTGTTCAACTTTGTGCGGCCCGGTTATCGCAAGTCCGGATACGCTGACGAGCTACTCGAGTTTTCCAAAGAGTGTCAGCGCAAGATTGGTGTGCCGCTGATCGTTGGCATCGTCAGCAATCATCGCACTGAAGCGAAGGTGCGATTGTACAGCCGGCAGTTCGGAACGCCGGCCGGCGCATTCTTTGTTGTTGGCGGACAGTGGATACGCGACACTGAGCCGGTCGATTATCACAATTGGATGCACGACCATGATCGCGGCGACAACCGTCGCAGGCGCGGCAATACCATCATGGCTTTGCGATCGGCCACGATGACCACTGCACCCTCAATCCCGATGGGTGGAGGATGATATGTGCGGCAGTAAAGGCACCCAGACCGTAACACAACAGCAACAGACACAACCGAACCCGGCTGCCTATAGCGCTTATCTCTCGATGTTAGGTCGAGCGGGAAATGTTGCTGGTCTGCCGTTTGTGCCGTTCCCCGGTCAAGGCGTAGCTCCGATCAATCCTACGCAGTTGGCTGGGATCGGACAGATCGCGACCTCCGCGAGTCTCGCCCAGCCGGGATATGAGTTTGCCAGCATGCTAGATGCGGCAGCTTCCAATCCGCTGACGGCCGGCAACATAATGAATTACTACAATCCGTTTCAGCAACAGGTTGTATCAAACACCGAGAATTGGCTTAACACGCTCAATGCGCAACAGCAGCAACAAGTCATCGGCAATGCCGCTGCGCAAGGTGCGCTTGGTGGTGATCGGTCAGCAATAGCCCAAGCCATCACAGCACAAGGTCAAGCGGCAGCGGAAGCGCCTGTGATTTCCGGTCTTGAAGCGCAGGGCTACAATCAAGCACTACAAACAGCCGCACAACAATATCAACAAAATCCAGAACAAGCGGCTGCGATTATGGCGAGCTTGGCTGCCGGACAGCAGGGTGCTGCGCTTGCTGGTGGTCAGGCTTTGACGCAAGCCGGTACACTGCAACAGCAGACACAACAGGCGCAGGATCAGTTTGCTTATCAGCAGTACTTGCAGCAGCAAGGTTTCCCTTATCAGGTCGCGCAGTGGCTCGCTGGCATCTACACTGGTGTCGGCTCGCAGATGGGCGGCACGGGTACAGCACAAACACAGCAACCGGCACCTAGCTGGCTGGCATCAGCGCTCGGGCTTGGAATTACCGGCGCCGGCATGTATGCCAACTCTCAGAACCCTAATAACACCAATGTATTTTCTGACGAGCGATTGAAGGAGGATGCGGTAAAGGTCGGTGAGACAAAGGACGGTCAGCCGATCTATCGATTCAAGTTTAAGGGCGATCCTCGCACACATATCGGCCTGATGGCGCAGGATGTCGAAAAGAAACATCCGGAAGCGGTCGGCCTCGATGCGAGCGGATACAAGACAGTTGATTACGAGAAGGCTACCGACCACGCTGTTAAGCGCAAGGGTTATCAGGGCGGCGGGGTGCCGACCGGCCCCGGCTATACATTGTCAGGTGGATTCGCCGCGCCCTACGGCGGTCCGTATGGTGGTGGTGGTGGTCTATACGGTGGCGGCGGTTCCGGTATTACGCACGGTGCTGGGCCACCTCGTATAAGCTTCCTGCCGCCACAACAGCAGCAACAGCAACAGGGCGGCCAGGACATCCTCAACAATGCATTAAAGATGGCCGGCAAAGGGGTTGGCCCTAAAGGATCGGTGGCGCCCGGTGGCATGGATGATCCTGCATTGCAGAGTGCGACCCCCGGCATTGGTGACATAGGCCTAGCCGGTGATCAGACGGCCAGTGTGGCAGGCTTGCCGGGTGCGGATGTGCTTGGTGGCGCCGATGTTGGTGCGCTTGGCGACGTGACCGCAGGAATGGGTGGTGATCTGCTTGGTGGTTCGTTTGATCTTGCCAGCACGTTGCCGGCAATTGGTGACATCGGACTTGGCACTGACGCGCTAGCCGGCTTGGGTGGCGCAATGGCTGGTGGCGATCTGCTTGCCGGCGGCGATGCCTTGATGGCGCTTGCGCTTCTGCAATCCGGTGGTCGCGCCAATTATCCCGGTGGTATCGCATTGCCGGCTCGCAATCGTATCAATCTACCGATGCGCGGCGGTTTAGGCATGCCGTCCTTTGTGCGAGGTACACCGCAGAAGGGCTATCAGGAGGGTGGCAGTCCGCAATTTGCCGATCCATCCGATACGGTAGCCGAAGCC